CCACGATAGAGCGAGAAATAGCGAAAGTTCAACGAAACTAGAGAGAGTAACTTGGAAAAACCGTCTGCAATCGTAAAAAATTATCTGCGCGATGTAACACAGCGTAACATTCCTGCAAACCAATTCGTTTACGGTTGGGCGCAGGAAGCGCTCGCCGACGTCGACCGCTGGCACTTAGCAAAGGTAGATCAGTTCGGCGAATTTGCGGAAACGTTGCAACAAACTACGGGTAGTCGAGCAGGACAACCGCTACGGCTATTGCCCTGGCAGCTAGCCGTAAGTGCGCAGCTGTTGTGTGATCCTGACTGCAAATCGTTGCTAGTGGTGGTGGCCCGTGGCGCGGGCAAAACCGAGCTAGCAGGGGCTTTGCTTAGTTACGCCATGCTAAGCGAAGGCCCAAAACAGCAGTTTTTTGCAGTAGCCCCAAAGTTATCAGCTGCGCATATTGTGTTTGACAGAACACGCACAATGGTGCGGCATAAGGATGCATCGGCAGAGGCCTCCGATAGCATGGCGCAAAGTACTACCGGCGGATGGATTCGCGCCAATGGATCCACAATGCGGGCCTTGCCCTGCACTCCCCAGGCTATGGACGGCCTGGCGGCCCGCTTAGTTATTGCGGATGAAGTAGCCCGCATGGATAACGCCTTTAGCCGCGTCCTAACAGGTTTGGCTAAGGATCCTGCTGCGCAACTGCTTGCAATTACTACCCCTGACGCAAATCAGAAGCTACAGCCGATTTGGCCCTATTGGACAGCTCTTTTAGCTCATTACGGGGCTGTACAGGGGGCTGTTACAGCGGAACGGCCTGAGGGGTGGCGCGGCATCTTCTATGGCTTAGACCCTGAGGATAACGCAACAGACGAGAGTAAGTACGTAAAGGCCATGCCTAGTTTAGGCGTTACGGTTACAGCCAAAGGTATGGCTACCCAGGTTGCTGCGATGATGGGGACGCATGATCCGGAACAGGTAGCAGAATGCGATATGCAGCTGCTGTGCCGGCACAACGACCGGCTAGCCGGCAGCGTAGATTTAGCGATTTTAGATAGGCAAATGACCGGGCAAATAGATTGGGACAGTTTGCACGGTTGTGTAGCTGTCGCTGCGGTTGACCTAGCTAAAGGTGGCTACGGGAAGCATCTCAACCTTACAAGCGCCTGTTTAGCCGTTTGGGATAGCAAAAACAGCCGATTTTGCTACCAGTTAGTGCATTGGTACGCCGGTACGAACATAGAAGCCGATGAAAAACTATCGCAACAGCCACTACGCAAATGGATAGATACTGGCGCCTTGCGGCAAATGCCATCGGAAACGCATGATTTAGCGTTTGTGGAAGCTCAACTACAAGCCTGGAAGAGTGCGTACCAGCTGCGCCATGTAGGTGTGGATCCGTTAGCACACCAGCAAAGCGCTCTCATAGACTGGCAAAAACGGGGTATTTCCGTAAAAACAGTGGATCAGGGCATTAGGACGATGGGCCCGGCCTGGGCGCTGTGGGTGGACGGGATTAGAGGCCGCAGGATTTTCCATAATCAAGACGACGTGCTACGGGAAGCGCTCAAAAGCACAAAAGTGATTACGGATAACGCCGGGAATACTCGACCGGTCAAGGGCAGGAGTCCAGCCAACATTGACGCCGTTATTGCTAGCTGTATGGCAGCGTTTCTGACCGAACAGTACCAGGTAAGCATGGTTAGCAATTACGAGGGTGGCGCTCTAGTGCTGTAGTTGCATAGCCAATAACGGCACGTATACTGTTTGCCATGACGATACAGCAAGGGTGGCTAGGCCGCTTAGCTGGTTACTTTGGCCAAAGTGCTACAACTAGCACCTTCGTTGGCAACATTGGCGACACGTTCCCCGATGACATTTTAAGCCGGGAGAAATTAAGCAGCGTAGTACGTGGCGTCAAACTTATTGCAGAGGACATAGCGCGGTTGTCTGTATTGGTGCAAGTAAATGATCCTCAGGATCCGAAAACGGTCAAAAACGCTGCGCTAGATTTGCTAGAAAAAGAGGCCAATCCTTACATGAGTGGTAGGGAATGGCGGGCTTGGATGGTGTCTTGCAGCATCTTGCGCGGTAGTAGCTACTCATTCATCCAACGCAATCCCAGTGGTGAACCGCTAGCGCTATGGCCATTGCTTCCTGGACGTGTTACAGCTGTATGGAGTGGTTTTTTCTTAGAACCCAAATGGCTGTTAGACGGTCGAGAAATTGACCCGCACGAGCTCGTAATCCTTATGAGTGGCCCAGGCAACACAAACAACCCGTATTTGTGCGATAGTCCACTTACCAAATGTGCGCCGGCAATGACGCTCGCAGTAATCCAAGAACGTTGCGCACTGTCGCTAGCTGTTGCTGGCCGTATGGGCAAAATTTCCATTACGCATCCTGGCACACTTAGTAACGCTGCCAAGATGGATTTGCTAGATAGTTACACACGTAAGCACGTTTCGCCGGAAGGCGCTGCAAGGCCCCTTGTGTTAGATGAAGGTGTAAAGGTGGAACGGTTGTCGGACGGAAACAGCGGAAGCCTTACCGATGATCGAAAGTTTTCGATTATGGAAGTAGCTAGAGCGCTGTCAATTCCTCCACAAATGCTGTTCCAGGGCGACGCGGGAGCGCTTACTAGCCAAATAGAAATGATGCGGCAGTACGTCGAAACTGCGGTACAACCGTGGTGCGTAAAGTTCGCCGATTGTTTGCGCACAAAACTATTGCCAAACGGATTGCGTTTTGCGTTTGATTACCATGCGCTGATGCGCGGCAATTTGCGTGATACCGCAAGCGCTCTCAAAGATTTGAGCCGTACAGGTGCAGTTACCGTAAACGATGCAAGGGAAATGCTAGGACTAGCCGAGGACGTGCCGAACGGAGACCAACCAATATCACCGTCCGATGCACAAGTAGCAAACTAGGTGAAACATGGAATATAGAAACTTCACAATAAGGCAGGAAGATGCAAACGGGCTGAAGTTGTCCGGCTACGCAGCTAAGTACAATTCTCCGAGTTTGCCTATGCGCAATGCTGCCGGCGCTGAATTTATTGAAGAGATAGCGTACGGGGCTTTTGATCGTAGTTTAGAAACGCCGGACGTAAGTTTTCTGTGGCAGCACGATGCCAAAATGCCACTGGCTAGCACTCTTAGCGGCACTTTGAACCTGCGCAACGAAAAGGACGGTTTGTACTTTGAAGCCAATTTGCCGGATACGCAGTTAGCGCGCGATGCTGTAACGCTTGTGCGCGCTGGCGTAGTGCGGCAAATGTCTTTTGGTTTTTTTGTACGTGAATGCGATGAAACCACGCCAGGTAAACGCATATTGCAGGATTGCGATTTGCGGGAAATCTCACTTGTAGAACGGGCGGCCTACCCCGCAGCTGGGGCTACTGCCCGTTCTCTCTCACTTGCAACAAAGCAGCGTTACCAAACGTTGTTACGGCTGCGGAGGGCTCCAAAATGAAGCAAAAACTGTCTGATTTGTACGCACAACGTAAGCAAAAGGCCGACGAGCTGGAAACCATTCTCAATGGTGCAACAGACAAGAACGCCGAGGAACGTCTCAACAACGGTTTGGCCGAGCTTGAGGGTATGGATTGGGAAATCCGCAAGATTGGCGTTAGGGATCGTATTGACGCCGGCGGCATTGTCCCTCAATCCGTTATGGGATTGGCTACAACCGATGCGCGCGCAGAAGTGCGAGACTTTTTCGCCGGCGGTTACAAGAACGGCGGCAAGCTTGAACTGCGAGCTACCGCAGTTTCAACGTTTGGTGGCGCTACAACGGTAGCCGATCCATCGTTTACACAACTGATGGATCGAGATGCAGTGGTAGCACGACTGGCTACGGTTACGTCTGTCAATAGCGGCGCGCCGTTGCGTTTCTATCGTCAGACGTCATATATGACGGCGCTTACTTCGGCAATCGCTGAAGCTGGCGCATTTGCTGATAAGGATCCAGCTGCTAACGTTGTGGATTTTGCGCCAACTAAGCTTGGCGTAGTCACTAGCGTTTCTAATGAAACGTTACGGGATTTGCCCTTTGACGTGGCTTCGGAAGTTATCCGCGAACACGCAGAACTTCACGGCGCTAACTGGGAACTGGCGTTCCTGGCCGGCACGAACGGCTCAAGCTTGACCGGCAACCTAAACGCGTATTCCGGTATTGGTAGCCAATCAATTTGGGACTTTGGTGCCGCTGCGGGAAACACTTTAAACGCAGATTTGACCGGCAACTCAATTACCGTTGCGGAAGGCGCCACAATCGCCTACAGCACGGGACTCCGCCCGCAGTACCTTGGTAACGCGTGCTGGCTCTTGAACGCGTCGGTTTGGGCGTCGATTCTTTCGCAATCCTCGACAAGTGTGTTCCCGTTCGGCGGCGGCCAGCTCTCAAGTGTTGCGCGCGAAGGTTCGGGCCCAATGGACGGGAACCGGTCAACGGTGAACTTCATGGGATTCCCGGTTTATGTAACGGCGTCATGGCCCGTCGCAGCTGCCCCGGCAAGCGGCGATCCAATCGGCGTTTTTGGCAACATTGAGCGCGGGTACCGCATTGTGCGAGTAGACAGCGTCCCAATGATTAGCGATCCGTACACAGCCGCAGCTAATGGCCAGGTGCGGTTCCTAAGCGAAACGCGCATGGTTGGCAAGATTCTTGACCGAAACGCAATGGTCTCAATTCGACGCTAATAACACTGTGGCTACAGTCATTACTACAGCTGAGGCAAAAACGCATTTACGGGTATTCCATGCTCTAGACGATGCGTACATCGGCACGCTGTGTACCGTAGCGCAAGAGGAATGGGAGTCGGTAACGAAAATGTTACTTGACTCACAAGGTACGGAACAGACCATCCGATTCGATGAAGCGCCAGCGGATGGTCTGTTCCGTTTTTACAACTGGCCAGTTAAAAACACTGCGCCAAACTTGCCACATTTCGTAGGCTCTAATTCTGTAACTACAACGTTTACCGTTAGTCAGTTCCGGGAAATTGACCTGTGGCAAGCCATAGACGCACGTACACAAATAGAGGATGGCACGTTAGTTTTCCCTGGCACGTTGCATTATCGCACGCTGTATACAAGTGCCACTACTCCGCAGTCCATACGGCATTGCTTACTGATGCGTATCGGCAGTTTGTACAGCTACCGAGGGGACGACGTTAACCCGCCTAACCTGGATCAATGGCTAATGCTGGCGGCCCGATGGAGGAAGGGCGGCCTTCTGTGATCCCGTTTGGTATGTACCGCACAAGGATGCGGATACGCTCACGCACACTTGTAAACACAACAAACGGGCAAGCGGACGTACCCGTCCAGGCTACGCTTATTGATTTAGTAGGCCACGTTCGACCGGCTACAAACATACGAGAAGATGCGATAGTAAACTACTCGGAAGGCGCAGTAGACACTATCGACATTGTAATACCGTACTACGAGGGTATTTTAACTGGTTATCTAGTTGAAGTGTACGACAGCATTAACAGTGCTACGGCAATCACGTATTACGAAATTATTAACATTGCAGATGATCGAAACAAACACCAGCAACTATCGTTGCGTTGCAAAGTAGCAGAACGCAGCATCCTGCCACCGCCAAGTTATGTTGCTAGTGTGCTACTGGTTGCCGGTGGCGGCGGCGGCGGAGGAACAGAAAACAACGCTTGGGGCGGCGGTGGCGGCGGCGGTGGCGGTACTGTGCAAGCTACTCCCACACTTACCGTAGGTTCGACCTATGTGGTAGTGATTGGCGCGGGCGGTGCTGGCGGTAACGGTAACAGTAAAGGAAGTAACGGGAGCGATACAACGTTCACTAGCCTAACAACGGCAGTCGGCGGCGGTGGCGGCGGTTCAGGCGCAAGCTCGGCGCAGCGCGACGGCCTGGCGGGCGGATGCGGTGGCGGCGCGGGCGGATTTGCTACGCTAGGCGTAGGCGGGGTTGCTACGCAGGGTTTTAATGGTGGCGCGGGCGTTGCCCCCGACATTGCGCCATATCGCGGCGGCGGCGGTGGCGGTAGCACTGCGATAGGCGTAAACGGCAATGGGCAAGCTGGTACGGGCGGCGCTGGCGGTACGGCTTTCGGACAGGGCCCATTTGCCGGCGGCGGCGGCGGTGGCACTATGGGCAGTCTTACGGGGGCCGCGGGCGGCGGTGGCGGCGGCGGGCAGGGCGGGCGGGCCATCATAGGTAATATTAATGACGTTAACGGCGCGAATGGTACGATCAATACGGGCGGCGGTGGCGGTGGCGCCGGCGGCACGGGTTCGGGAACGCCGCCAAGGTTTGGCGGTAACGGCGGATCTGGGGTAGTGATTGTGCAATACGCGGGGCCGTCTGTAGCGACCTATACGGGGACAATGACTACGGTTACGGTGACTGGCGTCACGACACATACCCTACTAACTAGCGGAACGTTGACAGCATGATGCAACTAACGCCAAAAGCCAAAAAGGAATTGCAACTGCGAATAGCGCAGCTGACTGACCCTAAAGCGTTTGAAAAGGCACAGCGTAAAAGCCTGTTTGGTATTGGTAACACTGTTCGGGCTGAGTATCGCAATAGGTGGGCCCAAGTTGCATACAAACGCTCACCAGGACGGCCAAGCCATCGAGCAGCTATCAAGCGCTCGCTACGTTCACTAGTTCGTAGAGTCAAACAGAACGTGTTTAGGCTAACCGTTGGTAGCAGCGTAAAAACCAACAGACTAGCCCGTATCGTCAATATCCTCAATCCTGGCTTTAAGCCTTTCCGCGCCAAAAACAAGGTACCTGGCCTCAAAATAAGAGAAATTATGCTAATTAGGGCTGGCACTATTGCGAAACAGCGATACCAAGACGACTTAGAGCTGCAACTACTCAAACAGGCAAACGGTAGAAAATGAGCCTTAGCAGACTAATTTACGGACGTTCCCAGGCCGTACCCGGCCTGACAGCTCTAATCGGCACCAAAGTAAGTCCTAACCTACGGCGAGCTGATACCACGCTGCCGGCTGTAGTGTATGACATACAAACGGAAGACAGGTTGCCGGACTTGAACGCCGCAAACATTGCTTACATGGCTGACGTACGTTTTCGGTGTATTGCGGATTTGCTAGCCGATGCGTACTCGATTGCCTACCAAGTGAATGCAGCGTTCAACGGGCACAGCGGCTACTCAGACGCTTCCGGACGCATTACCAAGAGCATCGTCAACGGGATAAGCGAAATAGCCCTAGCAGCTGACCCCCCTCCCAATGACACTGATAGCCCGCGGGAAGTAGTTGTACAAATGCGAATCTTCTATACACTGACCTAAAAGGATCATCCCATGCCATACCAACCTTATCCTGGATCAGGTGCTACGCTTGAAGTAGATGGAGTTACTGCAGACGTTGTAGATATGGAAATGACGCTGCAACGTAAAGAAGTAGAAACTACACGTACCAGCGACTTGTACAGAACGTACATTGCTGGCCGTTACGGCGGTACGCTTACAGTTACGTTAGCTGGATCAGGCGACGCCGCTAGCGCCACACGTTCTATCATTGCTGCGTATCAAAATCAAGGCGCGCTAGGTGTCGCTGCTGCGTTTGTGCTAACGGATGCAGGAGCTAGCAGCGGTGGTAGTGCCCAGATCTACACGTTTAGCG